GCAAGATGAAGCATTTAGCGGATTTTACGATGCACAACGCGAAGTTGGGTTAAGCGGTGAAATGCTTTATAGTTATTCAAAACCAGATTACATCGGCAGCATTAATATGACGGTTGATAAGAATTTTTACGCCCGCACATTTTTATGTAATTTTTCAGAATTAAGCCCAATTGAAAACCCATTTGTTAATGGATTTCAAACGGCATTAAAATTAGAGGAAATAATTTAATGAGTTCAGTCACTTTTAGTACAACAGTAGGCGGTGACGGTTCAACTGTTACCGATGATGATAATGCTACTACAGGTCTTGGTAACGGAGGAGCATTAATTAGATTAGTACCAATGCTTCAACAAACAGTTAACGTTGCTTCATATATCGTTAGCGTTGGAAGTTCAGCATCTTCTAGTGCTTCAGCCGCAGCCGCAAGTGCAACAGCCGCAGCGGCTAGTTATGACTCGTTTGATGATCGTTATTTAGGTGCAAAAACATCTAATCCGACGGTTGATAATGATGGTAATGCACTACTTACGGGCGCGTTGTATTGGAATACTACCTCAAGTGAATTTAGAGTTTATACTGGCTCAGTATGGGTAGCAATACCAGTGGGTATTACAAACACATCAAATACGGCATTAGGCGTAAATGCGCTTAATACAACAACTACAGGTACAAATACTATTGCAATTGGCTATCAGTCTTTAATTGCTAATACATCAGGTGCAAGCAATACAGCAGTTGGCTATAAGGCATTAAATGTAAATACTACAGGCACTTCAAATGTTGCAGTAGGTGATACAGCATTAGCTGCTAACACTACGGCTAATGATAATACTGCAATTGGCACATACGCAGGACTTAAAAATACCACAGGTGCTGCAAATGTTTATATTGGTAAAAATGCCAGTCAAAATAATACTACTGGTGGCAATAACGTTTCTGTTGGGTTTGAAGCATTACTAACCAATGTTGTAGGTTCTTATAATGTTGCCATAGGCAGTTTAGCTTTAAGGTCTAATACAACAGGTATTCGGAATATAGCAGTAGGTTCAGAAGCTCTTTTCTTTAATACAACAGTAGGTGAATTAACTGCTGTTGGTTATCAAGCTTTAAAATCTAATACAACAGGGAATACTAGTGCCACTTTTGGTTATAAATCTCTTACCGCTAATACAACAGGACAAGCCAATGCGGCTTTCGGGCATAGTGCTTTAATAGGTAACACAACAGGTAATCGGAATATAGCAGTAGGTACAGAAGCTCTTTTCTTTAATACAACAGTAGGTGAATTAACTGCTGTTGGTTATCAAGCTTTAAAAGCTAATACAACAGGGGATACTAGTGCCGCTTTTGGTTATAAATCTCTTGCAGCTAATACAACAGGAAATAGTAATAGCGCATTTGGTCATAGTGCTTTAATAGTTAATACAGTAGGAGCTTACAACGTTGCTGTGGGTACAAACTCACTTCTCAGCAATACCACGGGTAATAGCAACTCAGCCGTGGGGAATAACGCACTTCGCAACAATACCACGGGTTTTAACAACTCAGCCGTGGGGAATAACGCACTCTACAACAACATTGCTAGCTTCAACTCAGCAGTTGGTTATCAAGCACTCCTCTACAACACATTTGGTAATTACAACACAGCAATAGGTTCAAGCGTACTTCAAAATAACACATCGGGTGCTTTCAACACCGCTATAGGTACGGATGCGCTTCTCAGCAATACCACGGGTAGCTATAACGTAGGTGTGGGCGCATACGCACTCCAAGGCAACTCAACGGGTTCAGGTAACACAGCGTTTAATCCCTTTAATTCGGCAGGAACATATGCCCCAGTGTTTAGCCCAATCACACAAAACGATAGAGTTTGTATGGGTTCAACGTATGTTACAAATGCTTATATTCAAGTTGCTTGGACAGTTGTATCTGATGAAAGAGATAAGACAAACTTTGCTCCAGTCCCTTACGGCTTAGACTTTGTTAATCAACTTAAACCTACCGCCTATCAGTTTAAAAAAGATAGAGAAACTGATGTACCTACAGGTATTGTTAGATATGGTTTTAAGGCACAAGATATTCTTGCTTTAGAGGGAGATACACCAGTCATTATTGATGTAGAAGATTTAAATAAATTAAGATTCAACTCAGATAGTCTTATCCCTGTTTTGGTCAATGCTATTAAAGAATTAACCACTCGTCTTGAACTTTTAGAAGGTAAATTAAAATGAATGAAATATTAACAAAAGAACAAATTGCACAAAATTATTCATCCGCTATGGATTCTGTAAATTTAATTTTAAGTGGAAATGTGCATAATGAATCTGAACAAAATTGGGCAGAAATTGTTAAAAGAAACAAAGAGCATTTAGAAATCATGTTGGCTAAAGATTATTGGACAACAGAAAATTTAAAACCATTTAAAGATGCAATAGCCTTTGTTTAATAAACCATAGGATAAAGTCATGCCTGATGATGCTTGCAGATTAGCTAAAGTGGAGCAACGGATTGAAACGCTTGAAGATGATTTCAAGCGTCAAAACGATAAACTTGACGATATAATTCATGCGCTTGAAGAAATGAAGAATGAGCAAACACGCTATAAAGGTTTTATTGGTGGAATTGTTTTCACCGTTGGCGCATTGTTTTCGTTTATCGCTTGGTGGACGAGTAAATAATGGAATTCCTACAGTTTGCAACGGATGTAGGTTTCCCCATTGCCGCTGCTTGCGTGGGAATGTACTTTGTATTTCTGACGATTAAATTTTTGCTTGATAGCGTACTTGAAAAGATTAAAAGCCTTATCGGCATCATCAAACAACTCGATAAGCGTGTTACCGCTATGTCACAAGACATTGTAAAAATAGACGTACTCATGACAGAAACGCTTGATATGCCTATTGAGAAAGAAAAAATAGCGCGTTTCAATAATCCACAAGAAAAGAGAATTGATTAATGGATGTTGACGCATTAGCTAAATATATTAACCAATACGGTTTTCCAATTATTGCATCAAGTAGCATGGGGTATATCGTTTACTTTGTTTGGATATGGGTAACAACGATTGTTAAGCCAATACTCACCGAAACAACAGACGCGCTGATTGAATTAATCGACCAAATACGCCTGCTTGATAACGACATGATACGGCTTACACAAAAATTAATTACAGTACTTTCTATGAGATCGAGAAAATGAAAACAGGCGAACGCGGTTTAAAATTAATTAAAGAATTTGAAGGATGTAAATTATCGGCTTATCAATGCCCTGCGGGTGTTTGGACTATTGGCATTGGCTCAACACATTATGGTGATGGCACACCAGTTACTAAAAATAGAACGTTGCCTAATGAAGGGGCGGCAATCGCTTTATTAGCCGCAACAATTGGGAAATATGAGAAAGCGGTAAACGATGTGGGCGTTGAACTAACGCAAAATGAATTTGATGCCTGTGTGTCTTTAGCTTATAACATTGGCATCGGTGATAAAATTGTTGGCAAAGGTGGTTTTTGCAATTCAACACTTGTTAAAATGCTTAAAGCCGGTGATGATAAAGCCGAAATAGCAAAACAGTTTTTGCGTTGGGATAAAGCAGGGGGTAAACCGCTTGCTGGTCTTACACGACGACGCAACGCTGAAGCAGAATTGTTTTTAAGCAAATAATTAAAAAGCCGCTTACTCAGCGGCTTTGTTTTTTGATACCCATTTTTGATAGGCTTCTTCAGGTGTTGAGCCGGAACATACAGCCGTTGTTTGTGTGTAACATAACCAAATTCTGCCTATCTTTTTAAGTCGTGGTTTCATTGACTTCGTTCACTTACTGCAATTGGTTTCATAGGATTGTCTGCAAACCATTGTAACTTATTCATGTAATCAATCATATCATCACCGCGTAATGCTTTGATAATTGGCTCATCTTCAAATCTGCCGCTTTCAAAATCATATTTAATTTTTTGCATTGGTGCGCTCCATAGGTTTATTGGTGGAAACGTCATATCTGGCCAATTCATACATTACACGCCCTCTTTTTCTTTTAACTTGTCAAAATACCACTGCGCCTTTTTTAAATCCTCAGCACCGTTTTTTTGCTTATAACGCCATTGATATTTTAATATGTTACCGCGTAAAAATCCGGTAAATTCTTCTTTTGTTAGCATTGACTCAATAGCGTCAATACATTCAACAGAACCGTTAGTATAGTGGCTTGGTGAATTTACTGGGTCGCTTGTTTTAATCTGTGCGCCTGCATTAACTCGTTCTTTCTGCTTGTTTAAATGCTTAATGACGTTATCCAATCGAACAGGTGAACATTCAACAGGTGGCGTCAATTCTTCATAGCTTGTCAACGTGTACAAATACGCATTGTCTATTCTATCAACAGATTTATGCACAATGCCTTCTTTGATTAACTTTTGAATCTTAAATTCCACTTGGTGTTGCTTTAAATCTGTTAGTTCAGTGATTTCGCGCATTGTCATGCCTTGACGGTTTCCGCGCTGAAGTATTTGCTGAATCATTTTTTAATCTCATTAAGCTGATAAGGGTGACAGGTTAGATTCCATCTACCTGCAAATTGCAAATTTTTAAATGCAAAATCCTGTCTAACTGCCGCGCTTTCACACGAAGCCTTATCCGCAAATTCAATTGTTGATTGTGTAAGCTCACCGTGAGTGGTTACAGCGATAATTAAAATATAAGCTGTTGTACTAATCATTTTTTACCTTCCTTTACTTTTATAGTGTATGTAATTCACCAATTCTAGCGGCATTGATTAGCCACGCTAATTGGCGCAATATTCCTTGCTGTTCTTTTACATATTGCTTAGGTGTTAACATAAAGTCATCTCCCATCGTTTTGGCATTTCATTGCACCAAGTAGAAAGAAAAGCGCGAATCATATCATTACCGCGTTCTTTTCCATCATAAATTGATTTTTGAATTTTTATTAAATCATCAATATGCTCAACATCATCTTTCAGCATTTTTTTATGTATCAGATCAGCACAAACAGAAAGTGCTGTTTCAAGATTGTAAAAATGTGTAACACGTCGATTTATAACTCGATAAACAAATGGCAGTTTATTAAATTTTTTCTTCACAGTGTTA